CGGGCGCTAATGTAAACGTGGTATATGTATCAGCATTATCAAATCCTAATGATCCTGATAGATTTTGACCACATGCGTACAATTTACCATCAATCGTTACAGCAAATGAGTTATTTCCATTGCTGCTAATGTATGTAATATTACAAATATCTGGAACAACTTGAAAAGTAGTTGTATTAGCCGGTAAACCAAGCTGTCCGGATGAGTTATCACCGGAAGCTAGTAGTGATCCATCAGTAAGTAGTATGATAGAATGATCTGTACCGCAAGCTATTTGAGCTGCAGCGGTAATATTAGGTACATTATTAAGCGATAAGACTGGATCTACACCTAATTGTCCAAGGATATTGCTGCCTAATGCATATACCAAGTTTCTACTAAACATTGCACGAGGAATCAATGATTCTAACACATTAGTATTTACAGAATTGCTGACTTTAAATAATGACATTGGGTACTCATGAAATAATTGGTGGTGTTACGAGTATTTAGGTGGATTTATATGATAATATTTATAAAGTTATAAATATTAGTTATTTAGAGCAGGAGAATACCAATCATGGCAATCAATAATCCAACGAAGTTGGTGATAGACTTTAATGCCGATGTCCAGACCAGTTGGCCCAACGGTCAAAGCACTGTTGCGCGAATTATTACGAATAAATTTGAAATTCCATTTAGTAGTTACAATGTTGGATCAGTAGATATAAACTCCACTTCAACACCTATATTATTAGGAAATATAGCGACTGGAGTATTTTATAGTGACCAGTTAGTAACTTATACTGTAGATAGTACTGATGTAGTTAATACTAAATTTTTTGCATATGAAGGTCCAGCTGTACCTATTACCGTATCCACAACGCACCCAACAGCAGTTACAGTTGAATACGCGTTAAGTGTATCGCAAATCCCAACTATTATTAGAACTGCACCAGGTGCACCAACAATTACTACTGTAACAGTAGATGATCACATAGCTACTGTATCATTTACAGCTCCTATAACTGATGGTAATAGTTCGATTACATCATATAAAGTAACTACAAGCACTGGTGAGTATCTTACAACAGGTACACAGTCACCTATTACTGTAACTGGGTTACCAAATAATGTTGCATATCGTTTTAAAGTATCAGCGGTAAACGCAATTGGCGAGGGTGCTGTTAGTGCATTATCATCTAATGTAACGCCATTGGCTCCAACTGTACCAGATGCACCTGCGATATATTCAGTTGTACCTAACAACGGTCAAGTTTCAGTATTCTTCCATCCTCCTGTGTACACAGGTAGACGTCCAATTGTTGCTTACTCAGTTGTATCAAGTAATGGTGATTGGGCAGGTGGGGTGGCATCACCAATCGTGGTGACTGGATTAACTAACGGCGAACCTTTAACATTTACAGTAACAGCTGTTAACGTTGTAGGTTACAGCGCACCTAGCGCGCCAAGTATACAAATGGCGGCTGCAAATGTACCAATGGCACCTACTATTGACAATGTAGATGTAGGTGCAGCTTCAGCGTTAGTTGAATTTACACCTGGTGATGATGATGGTAGTGATATTACTGCATTTATAGTGACAGCTACTCCAGGTAATATTACCGCATCTGGGATGGATTCACCAATTTTAGTAACAGGATTAACTAATGGTACTGAATACGAATTCACAGTACGTGCTATAAATGCTGTCGGTCCTAGCCCTGAAAGTGTAGTTGCAAGCAATAATTATATACCATTAGATGTCCCACATGCACCAACTAATGTAGCTGGTGTTAGTGTTGGTGTAGGAGCTGTTAGCGTTTCGTGGGTACCACCATTAATAACTGGTGGTCAAATTGACTATTATGAAATAGAATCATATAACACTGATACTGAACTAACCTCTACTACTCTTACTGAGGATATCCCAACAGTAGTTGACGAGTTACAATCAGGTGCGGTATATCAGTTTAGAGTTAGAGCGGTTAATAGTGTAGGTAATGGAGCCTGGAGTTTAAGTAGCGCAAATGTTTCGACATGGTCAGTACCAGCAGCACCTACAGCTGTAACTGCTGTTAATGCTGGTGTAGGTAGTATTGCAGTAACGTTTACTGCTCCAACAGTTACTGGTGGTAGCCCAATCACAAGTTACGACGCAGTAATTTGGAATGTAACTACTGAAACTTCAGATACACAGAACACATTAGCGTCACCAGTTACTTTCGGTCAACTTGAGCTCGGCACTGAATATGTTGTTGAAGTATTTGCAATTAGTGCTGTGGGTACTGGTGCAAGCAGTGGCTACAGTGGATCAGTTACTACTTGGGATGTTCCAGGTGCTCCAACAGGTGTAGTTGCAACTGCTGGTGATGAGCAGGCTTCTGTTGCATTTACTGCACCTACTCAAACTGGTGGCAGACCAATACTTGAATATTCAGCGATATCATCACCTGATGGGGTTCTACTCACATCATTAGTTTCACCGATTATATTTACTGAGTTAACTAATGGTACTGCATACACATTCGAAGTATTTGCACATAATATCGCGGGTGATGGACCTAATAGTACGCCAAGTGCTCCAGTTACACCTCAAGGTGCAGCAACAGTACCAGTTGCACCAACTAACGCAATTGCATCACTAACCGCTACAGCACTTCAAGCGCTAGTTGCATTTGATATTCCAAATGATGGTGGATCTGCAATACTTGGATACACTGTAACATCTGACCCAGATGCAATTTCTGCTACAGGAACTACCTCACCAATCGCTGTTGACGGGTTAACTAATGGTACTCTGTATGACTTTACAGTTATTGCAACTAACGCTGTAGGTGATAGTTTACCAAGTACTCCAACAAACCCAGTATCTATGTCAGCACCATTAGTACCGGTGGCACCTATTAATATAGTTGCAAGCCTTGTTACACCAGGGTCAATTAGTGTAATGTTCGATCCGCAAAGTGATAATGGTCGACCAGTAACTATGTATAATGTAACCGCTGCAAATGTAACTGATCCAGTGCAACCAACTTATACAGCACACGATTCCCTGCTACCTGTATTGGTAGCAGGATTGACGGTAGATGATGTGTATGAATTCACTGTAACGGCGACTAACGTAGTAGGTGATAGTTTACCTAGTCTTGTAAGTAATCAGTTACCAGCTTAATTATTAAAAGGTAAAACATATATGAGCATGTATTCTCCATTTAAAGATACTCCATTAACTATTAATGATGAAGGTAATAGAATATCTATTGATTTTCAGCGTACCTCAGATTCAACAGCTATTATTACTTGGGGAATACCAGCTAATATTGATAACAGTAATTTACCACCAGCAACCTACGATGGGTTGTTGGTGTTGTTAGATACAAAACCAATCGAAGGGAGTCGACCTGTAAACACCACCATTTATGAAGCGGACAACACCGCTGATGCTAATAAGCATGTTGGTGATAAAATAGGTGATTGTTTAGTAGTGGGTGTGTTTTATAATGATAAAGCCACTACATCACTAGTTATTACGGATATTTCACATGATCTTAATTACTATATTGCTGGATTCGCGATCGATAATGTTAGAAACTACCATAGTGGGGTCTTTAGTTATCAATTACCTTTGCTGCTAACTAATGAAACCAAAAGCACTAAAGGTTATCAAGATATAACTTTAGGTGTATTAGAAACAGATAGTCTAGATATAGATAGTAAGTTTGCTATCTATATCGATGACGTTCTACACGAATTTCAAGTAACAGCTACAAATTATACTGAGTTGGTTGATGCAATAAACTTAGGTATAATTCAGATTGATAACACATATCAAGGAGCAACACCGTTAAACACTAACGGTTTAGCCTTGAGAAACAATGTGTTATACACCTTTGATGGATTAGATGAAAATGTTACTGAGTATTATGCTGGTACAGTTTCACCTGATCGGATACAAGGAGGTTATTGGCAAAACGGTTCGTCATTATTTAAATGGAATGGCACCGGTTGGGATAATATGAATGCTATAAGCTATCATAAGCCATTAACTCAATTAGATACAACTGATTTCTGGTTTGACGGTACTACCGCATATCAGTATAACAATGTATGGAAGAAAAAGAAAACATATTTAAATGCAAATCCATGTAATGGACCTGTATTAAATAAAACTAGTATCTGGACAGATGGTACAGATTTCTTTAATTATGTTGGTGGATCAATTAAATGGGCAAAATTACCTGTTCATTCGAGTGCTCACGATCCTTCATCGTATTATAACGGATACTATTGGTTAAACGTTGATAAAGTATATCAATTAGTTGCAAGTAAATGGACGCTTACGAGTATCGTAGTTGGTGCACAACCAACCACTCAAGTAGCTATTGATTGGTATAATTCTGTTGACAATAAAGTTTATCGATATGACCCAGCTGCAAAAACATGGGGTATCCTACCAATTGATATCATTAATAGTACTTTTGATGTTATGGTGCCAGGAGACTGGTATTGGTACGATGTTGATAATGATGTTTTAAATGCATGGGATGACGTGTACAGCAATTGGGCTGCGCTAACTGTTTTAACAGGTGCGGACCCGGTAGCTAATAAGGTGAGAACAGGTGACTGCTGGTATAGTAATACCTTACATCAATGGGATGGCTCCCAATGGGTAGACGTTAGTTATATAGCTAATGCAGTAGATCCAAAACCTGCGATCGACGTGTACTGGTACGATACGATAAATAATACCTTTAAGCGTTACGATGATTCTGAATGGACTATCTTTACGCGTTACGACGGTTTTGAATGGACTACTGTACAAGGATGTTCCCTATCATACGACCCGACTGATCTTCAGATTGGACAATACTGGTATAACACAATTACCAGAACATTATCTACATGGAATGGTAGCAATTGGCAACCAGTCATGTATTCAACAAATAGTTTAAAGCCTAAGTTAAATGACTTATGGTATAACACTACCGAACACAAACTATACAAATTTAATAAGCAATGGATTGCTGCTGATGCAAGAGCTACCTGTGAGTTGCTACATGGTGATATTAGAATTACCAGTAACACCGTAGGTAGTGTGTCACGTATAGTTGTACCAGATGTAAATAGCGATAACGAATCAAATGTGTTTACAATTACTAATCCACGTGGTGTGTTGCAACCTATAGTTATCGGTACAGATGCAGTACCACAAACTCCAATGAAGCAGCAAATAGGTGTTGGTACAGACGGATCGCTAGCTCAGCGTCGAGAACTAATTAACGATATGTTAATGTGCTTAGGGTACCCATCAATTCAAATCGAATTAGATAAAGCACAATTAAATTTATGTGTCGATCTTGCATTAGCCATGTTCCGTAAGTTATCAGGTAGCGCTTACGAACGGGCTATATTCTTTTTAGATTTTGAATCAAACAAGCAACAATACTACTTAACCGATAAAAAAGTTGGATTAAATCGTATTGTTGATGTTCAAGGTGTTTATAGACGTAACAGCTCATTTATGGCTAGCTCCAGCGGTAACGGTATTTACGCACAACAATTCTTGCAATGGATGTATAATCCAACGATGGGTATGGATTTAATTTCATACCATATTATTGCTGAATATACGGAACTAATGGAAATATTATTTGCAACCCGTATAGTGCATAGATTTAATGAGCGCTCACGTAGACTAGACATCTATCAAAATATTGGTTTACCTGAACGAGTGTTAGTCGACTGTACTGTTGAACGTACCGAACAAGAACTTATATTAGACCGGGTATGCGGTAAATGGATACTTACTTGGGCGTTAGGTGAAGCTTATATGATGTTAGCTAATATACGTGGCAAATATGGCTCGATACCTGGTGCAGGCGGATCTGTTACATTGAATGCTAGTGATATGCAAACACACGCTGATAACTGCTTTGAAAAATGTAGAGATGAGATCGACAACTACATTGCTAACGAACCAGAAAATATTGGTTTAGAAAGTACGTTTATTTGGGGTTAATTAGGTTTTTATACTAACAGCGAAATTATAATATGGCATATAATCCAAGACGAGTAGTTTCACCAATTGTTCATCAAAACAGTCCATTTCAGATGTTTGATGAACAATTAAGCAATAAATTAATGAATGATTATGTGACTGAAGGTCTCATGATCGGTGGTACAAGTGTGTTAGTGTATAAGCTATTAGGTATACACGAACAAAAAGAATTATTGCCATTATCAGGTACTCCTATAACTAATAGCGAGTACCCTGAGTTTCCTGTTGCAAACGTATTTCAAGATGATGATACTGAATGGCATTCTGTAAATAGATGTGGGGTGCGTAACCCGGATACTTATATTGGATATGATTTTGGACCTATTAAGATTCAAGGTACCGATATTGATAAGTATGCAATTCACTCCGAAGTAAAGTATCACGTTACATCTGTTTATATTCTACAAGGTACTTTACCTAAAAATAGAATAACTAAAGCCCGTGTTGAACGCTCTGATGATGGTATAACATGGGTTGGTGTTGCATTATTAACACTACCAGATGATGATCAACCACATTGGGTAGATATACGTCAAAGTGCACCATCTAGATATTGGAGAGTGGTACCAACTACTTATAATAGTGCTACTGATTTATGGATCGTTAAAAAGTTATCATTCTCAGAATACACTAAGACTGGTATTACTAATATTCAAGATGAGATGGGATTCTTAGAAAATAGAGATCGTAGTTATTCTACAGATCCAATTACTATGAAAGCATATTATAATTTAATAGATGTTACTACAGATTTAAGTCAATTTGGTATCGACCTTAAAAATCAATACAATTTCAAATTTGGCTTTGATATGACAGTTCAGCATTTAAACCGACCGATAGTAATCGGTGATGTACTAGATGTATTATGCGAAGTACAATTTGATACTCAATTAAATCCAGTGCGTAAGTATCTTGAGGTGACCGATGTTGCTTGGGACTCTGGGTCATTTACACCTGGGTGGCAACCAACCTTGTATTCTGTTACCGCTCAGCCAATGATAGCATCACAAGAAACAATGGATATTGTAGGTGATTTAAATAATGACTTCTTCGACAGTATAGAAATGTTTAATACCACTGCATTAAAATCTAGTAAACGTATTAGAGCAGAAGCTGATACTCAGGTACCTGAAGTAGGTGGTAGTTATAATGATACTCAATTAGTCCCGTCAGATGAAATTGAGCGTGGACTAGAGTTAGGATTTAATTTAGCACCTTTAAATCCTAACCCAAAAGAGTATTTACAGGAAGATGCATTACCTCCAAATGGGTTGCCGTACACCGAAGGTGATGCATACCCTGAAAATCCAAGCAATAAAGACTATCATAGATTAACTTACAGTAACGTTAAAGATCCAATTCCAGCTAGATTATATCAATACTCAACTACAAAAGGTAGATGGATATTCATGGAAGAAGATAAGCGTATGCGTAATAACAGTAAAAAACCAGCTATTGATCCATTTACAAGTGGTATTGATGTTACCAAGTTAGGTAAGTAATGAAATTATTTGGAGTTAAAGTATGAGTTATTTTTACCATCAACAATTTAAAAAACACATTGTTCAGTTCATGGAAATATTTAGAGGAACTGAGGTTAAGTCTGGTGTATCAAAAGATGGTACTATAAAAACTATTGAAGTTCCTATTGTATATGGTAGCATGGATAGAGTTACTGCATCAATTGCTGGGAATAATACGCAGAATTTACCGTTGCGGTTACCTGTTATGTCTGCATATATGACAAATATATCAATGGCAACTGATAGATATAAAGGTACTGATACTACTAAAAGCTCGTTGTATACTCCACCTGGTGGAGTGTATCCGGATGATAGTAGGTTTGTTTATCAGATTATGCCAACACCGTATAGAATATCAATGGATTTACACGTGTATAGTAGTAATATGGATACACAAATGCAGATATTAGAACAAACACTAATATTATTTAATCCACAGATACAGATACAAACATCTGATGCATTATTTGATGGTGGCAAAATAACCACAGTTGAGTTGACCGGCATCAATAACGCGGAAAACTTCCCAATCGGTAGTAATGATAGACGTACGATAATGCACACATTATCATTTGATATGATTGTTTATTTGTCAGCACCTGCACAACTAAAAGATAACCGTATTGAAGATATAAAATTGAGGATAAGTAGTGTTACTAGCGCATCCGACCTAAACATCGATAATACAATAGAAGAAGTAATAGCGGAATACGATATTAAATAACAAAAAAAGCCCGCTTTCGCGGGCTTTCTTATATAAAGCTTATTGTGTCATTGGATCACCGGTATTAACCAGTGTGATTGGCACGTAAATAAACTCGATTGCTTTTGTTGGTTTCAACGCAATATTAACATATAATTCATTGCGGTCAATAGTAGTAGCTGTGTTATTACTGCTATCGCACTGTACCGCAAAATCATATAAACCACGTTTAATTTGAATATCATACAAGTACGATGTTACAAGTGATGATACATTTTTACGTGATACTTCATCATTTTGTTCCATTAAGAAGCGAACTAATGCTTTTCTAATACCGCGACGGATGTACATAACCATACGTGATACATTGATACGATCAAGTGATGAATTGAAGCCTACGTTAACACGAGTTTTTTGACCCCAGATTGCAATTCCGTATTGAACTGAATCATGAATTGGGTTAATGTTACACAAGTTGTATAAGCTGTCACGCATACCATCATTTAAACGTACACGTTTAAATTCAACGTCTGCTGTACCAACACTACCTGACACATACCCAACAGCAGTAACACCAAGAGTGCCACCAATCAAACCTCTTGTTGGGCCTGCTGGTGCAAACCAAACTTGACTTTTGTTGTCACTGTTGGTAATTGCTGCTAATGCTAATGCAGATGATGGGCATAATACGTCATAACCATCTAGGTTAGATACGATACCATGTGGATAGTAATAAGCAACTGTACCAGCATTATCTGAACGAATATTAGCACCTGTTGAAACAGTAGTGCTATCATCGGATTGTTGACCCCAACGAATAACATCACGTGGTGACAAATTCATAGGAGTGTCACCGATAACAAATGCTTCTTGTTTTACACGACCTGATAATACCAACATTTCATCTACACACTCTGGGAAACCAGGTGTTAAGATAAGGTTAAATTCGTAACCTTCAGATGTAATATCACTTGTATCAAATAATGGATTTAAGTCTAAGTTAATACTTGTGTTATCGTTAATAACTTCTGATAATTTACGAACAACTTCTGCACGACGTAGCGTATCTTTACCTGAACCATTACCCAATAAGCTTTGATCAAAAGATGTACTACCAGTTTTAGAAGCTGGTGTAGTTGCAAAATAGAAACTACCTGAAGTCGCAGCACCTGGGCTTGTATCACCATAATTTGTTAGCTCTGTGCTAACAAGTGTTTCAAACTGTGAAGGTGTAAAGCCACCTTGATTTGAACTGGCAACAAATATCGATACATCAGGTAGTGTAGCTTTTTTCACAGCACCCTTCATACCAAGAACTACATCACCTGGATTTGCACCTGCTGGTGCAACAGTACGAGCATCTGTTGACAACAACTGAATATATCTAGTATCAGTAGTTAAACCGGCTGATGGTTGACCTGGTACTTGAATAGATGGATCAACGTAGTCGGTATATGTGTAAACACTATTACCGTTAATATCTAGTGAACGTGATTCAGTATTAAAGAAGTTGCCTCCGATAATTGAAGAAATATTGTATTTCTTATCAGATGAAGCAGTGTACTTATCACTAAAGATAGTTGAAGTGGTAAATAATTCTTTAACAGCTGTATCGATAATTAAATCAATTTTAACGTTTTCAGCATGTACTGCAGTTAAATCTCTGTAGTAAGCTGTCCATGCATCAAATGGATCTACTTGACGAACACCATTGATATCGAGGTATTGTGCAGCTGGACCTGGAGAATAAGGTACAGTCCATGGATCTGTAATACCAGATGGTTTTACAGCTGGCATTGGAACTTCACTACCATTAACTATAACTTTTGCAGGTGGGGTTACATATCCACCAAAATATGGTTGACGTGCAACAGCAACGTTTGTGCTAGTATTTCTGTCGACTATAGCTGCATTTAACAACAATCTTGCTTTTGTACTAATTTTTGTAATAACACCATCAGTGCTGTTAGACCATAAGTCTTGAGCATTTTCTGTACTATCATCTAAATCGATATCAGCACGAATAACATACGCACGGTTACCAACTTTTAAAAATTGGTTTAACGCAAGCAAACCATACTCGTTACGGCAATCACCATGGTATGGTTGATTATACACGTCGCGATAAAAAACTGGAATGCCATATAAATCTAAACTATCACGCAATGATGTTACCAAACGAGGAACACCTGCTTCAATAGTACCTTGTGCTACTTGGTTCGTATTACCAATTTTTTTGCCATATTTAGTAGCAATAAAAAACAGTGGAACGGTTGTAGCAGCTGCTGGAATATAGATCGATTGATCTATAACATCTACTTGTACACCTGGGCTAAGTAAGGCCATGTTTAACTCCCTAAACACATAAAGTTTGTAAATATCTTTTATTTATCGGCGTACCCTATCGATTATGATAAATATCATATCTTTATATCATTTACTGGAGTTAACAGAATGGCAACAATTATGGATATTGGGATTGACACTCAGAATACTGGGATGTATCATCCAAAAACCAAAAATAGATGGAAAGCAGTTTTTTTAAACCTAGGTGGACCACGTAATAAACCTGGTGCATCATCGACCGACAACGTACCTGTATCACAAAATGCTATTACTATGCAGTCAGTAACATTTCAACGTCCGCACTTAACTTTCGATGAAGTAGCGTTACATAGATATAACTCTGTAGGTTATGTAGCATCTAAACATTCATGGAGTGAGTGTTCAATTTCACTAGAAGACGACGTTACAAGTTATGCTGCACAATTACTTCAATCACAACTTGAAAGACAACAATACTTAGTTGGTTCTACCGGTAGCGGTGGTGCTGCAAACTTATTAGGTACAGCTGCAACCGCTTCTGAATACAAATTCTCATGCGAATTAGATATGTTGGACGGTGGTACAGAATTTGTTGAAAGATGGCAACTACAAGGTTGCTGGATTAAAGATGTAAACTGGGGCGACTTAGATTATAGCACCGGTGAAGCAATTAAAATTGATGTTAGTTTACGTTTCGATCATGCTGTACAAAGATTCCCAAGTGTCGATTATGGTACTGCATTAGGTGGTGCTGGTTCTATAACCTAATAAAGCTACTATAAAATATGGGTATTTTTAATACAGTTGGCAGTGCTGTTCAAAACGGTATTCAGCAAGCTACTAATGATGCGGTTGATAAATTGGTCAACCGCACCATTCCGCTCGAGTATAATAACTTACTTGATCAAGGCACTGATGTTTTTAAACAAAACGCAACTAACGAGTTCTTACAAGAGCTTGGTATAGATGCAAATAGCCGAGGGTATGGCAATACTGTTCAACAACAATTACTAGATGGTGTGATAGTTGACGCAGGTAATTTAGTTGATGCTGTATTAGATGAAGATTTAACACCTGAAAACTATACAAATTTTACTAGCTTCTATACTAATGAAGCTATGGCCAGTGTAAATAATACGGTTGGTAAAGTAGCTGCCGCAGTCAATGGAGTATCTAATTCTCAAGCAGCATTATTAGTTGCCGATACACCTAAGCCGTTGTTTGCTGCTGCCGAACTAAAGGGGTTTTACCTTAAAAAATTGTATGGTAGTTCTGGTCAAGCTGCAGAAGAAACAGCTGAGAGTAAGCTTAGAAGACTTCAAATGTCGCATGCTACTGGTCATGCAACAAGAAGTGGTAGTAATCAAACTGGAGTCACTGATTCATCTGGTAGTCTTGGTACATTAACAAGCTACACTGCATACACAGATATATTAACTCAGTATGCACCTAAATTTAAATACACATATATTGTTGAATTTAATTTGCATTATGAATATACATATAAATCTGATGTACCAACACAGTTTACATTTTTAATTAATAGATTTACAAAGCCAAAAATTAGTATAGAGCACGAAATTGTTCCATTCTATAACTTTAGAACTAGTGTTCCAAAATTAACTACGTTTGAACCTATTTCACTAACAATGCATGACGACATTAAAAGTGAAGCGATGAGCTTTATCATATCGTACTTACGTAGAGTATCACCTATAATGAATCAACCAAATCCTGGACCATATAATTTTTGGTTTGAAGGTAATGGTATGTCGTTTGATGATTCATTTGCGTCGTATAATTTATCTACAGAAGTGGATAACATTAATATCATCGATAACATAACAGTATATCATTTATATAACGCAAATAGAACGATGGATGTACATAAATTCATTAACCCAAAGATTGAGTCAGCTGAATTTGGTACGTTTGATATGAGCGATCCAGATGGATGTGAAATAACGCTAAACATAGTTTACGATAGCTATTATCCACAGTTTGGTGTTATACCTGATGTACCAGCACCAGAACTTAATATTACTCAGTTAACAGCATCAACTATTGTTGAAGATATTAAGGTGAATGGCGCCAAAGATCTTAGTAATTTAACTAATAGTAGTAGCGGTACTTATAGCTACCAAACAGATGTAACTTATATTGATCCACTAAACAGTTACGAAGGTTATCCCACAGTACAAGAGCAGCAAAAGCAGACTGGGCTAGATGGGTCGGATACAAACCTAGACGGTGTAGGGGATGATACGGTTGTAAGAGATACTGTTGTGAGTGATTATAACACTGAGCAGAATCAACCACTAGAACGTACAAATGCAGATACACCCGATGTGCAAGTATCATTCGATAAAATAGCGAGTGATTATGTTGATACGAACCCAGCGCAGTTAACAGATATTGAAGCTACTACCTTATCTCAAGGTTTAGTAGATAATAATATCGATACTTCGTCTGCACTTGGTGAGACAGCGGTTAGAGTAATAGCTAATAGCATTACACCTAATGATGAAACAATTGCTAATAAATTGTCAGTTGCATATTTTCCACCTGATCCAAATGAAGTAGCTATGGTTGATCAAATGTTAGGTAAAACGTTTGTTCCACCAGCACAAGATCAAGTAGATATGGTAAATCAAATGATCGCTGATTATAAGGCAAGTTCCGGTATAGATATGTTGGACTTCAATGGGTCGTTTTAAACAGGGGTTGTATAATCCCAAAAATCCTGATAAGTATATCGGAGATATTAAAAAAATCCGATATATGTCATCATGGGAATTATCAATGCATTCATTTCTTGATAATAACTTAAAAATTATTAGGTGGAGCTCTGAAACTATTGCTGTACCATATGTAAAACCAACTGATAATAAAATTCATCGATACTTTCCTGATTATTATGTGGAATATATTGATAAAAATAATAAAATGCGCAGACTTATTATTGAAGTTAAGCCGCATAAGCAAACAAAGGTGTCGAGAGCACGCAACACTAAGAATAAAGTTTATGATGATATTCAATTAGCTGTTAATTTAGCTAAATGGAAAGCATGTACGGAGTTCTGTAATCATAATGGACTAGAATTTCAGATTATAACTGAAAAACAAATGTTCACTTAGATGTACATTCATCTAAATAATATTTTTTACAATAAGAAATATTATGTCTGGATCACTTAAGACTCACCCGTTTGAAAACATATTTGATATTGAATCAGGTACTACTTTGATTGAAACTCAAGCACTTGAAGTTATAAACTCCACTACGTTTGATTTATACGATGAAAAAGATAAGGAAATTGAAGAACAGTATCAAACTGTGTATAATGCAGCATTTAACGCATTCTTATCTCAAGCAAACGCTATGGATAGAGGAGCTGATCCTCGATATACACACTCAAATATGGAGGTTGCCAATCAATTCTTAGCGACCGCATTGCAAGCAGTTAAAGAAAAAGCCGATCTCAAGTACAAGAAAGAAAAAAACCAATCATCTAGTACAAAAAACATTACTAATAATAATCTTATCATTGATCGTAATGAATTACTAAAGCACTTAGGTGGGTTCACCCCGATAGAATAGTGAATATATACTTGTTTTTAATAATAAAAACAAGGATATAGTATGGCTAGGAACGAGTACTTAAAAAAGCCTGGAGAGCTGGTTGAATACACCACTGACATGGTACGTGAGTTACAGAAGTGTAGTGTAGACCCAGTTTATTTCATTGAAAATTACATAAAAATCACTCATCCGACAAAAGGACTGGTGCCATTTATATTATACGATTTTCAACGTGTAATGGTAAAAACATTTCATGAAAATCGATTTTCAATAGCGTGTGCGAGCCGACAAGTAGGTAAATCACAAACCTCATGTGCATTTATCTTATGGTATGTGTCATTTCACTCACATAAAAACGTATTAATAGCATCAAATAAAGCTAGTGGTGCAAAAGAGATGTTAACTCGTATATCAGAGATGTACGAGAATCTACCAAAATTTTTAAAACCGGGTATTGATCCATCGAACTGGAACAAACTATCCATATCATTTGACAATAACAGTAAAATTATATCAGAAGCAACTACATTAAATAGTGGTCGGGGTATGTCTATATCATTACTATTCTGCTTAGGTGGTGAAACTAATGTAACTGTACGTAATAAGCGTACTGGTGAGGTTAGTGTTGTTAGTTTAGAACAGCTGTATGGAGGATTATAGTAATGTTTGAATGTATAGACAACAAATATAAAGTGTGGTATTTTGCACTAATACAAAAACGGATATTATCTCCGTGCACTGATAGCCACACAGAATCGCACCATATACAACCCAGAGCGCTAGGTGGAACAAACTTACCCAACAACTTAGTACAGCTAAGTGTACGAGAACATATTGTTTGTCATCAAATGTTAGTAAAATTTTTAAAGCACCCGTTAGCAAAACAAAAAATGCTACTAGCGTTGCATTTCTTATGTCATGGGAGGCACAAGGTTGATGAACGCAAAACTATAATGAATAAATTTTCAAGTAGATTGTTAGCAGAGCTACGTAAAAATTTACATGAGCCTAAATCTGTAGAGACTCGTGAGCGTATGTCCATTGCACGCACTGGTATCAAGCGAAAATATGAGCACTACATGAAGGTTAACACAGATCCTGAAAAGATTCGCAAAACTGCGGAGTTTCACAGAGGTAGAAAGCGTAGTGCTCAAACAAAATATAAACAAAGTGTACGTAAAAAAGAGTTCTTATCGGTGAATAACCCGTTCAATAAAGGTAAGAAACAGTACTATGATCCAACTAATAGTTTGAACACTGGTGTATATTTTTCAGGTAGTGAGCCAGCCGGGTGGATATTAGGTAATCAAAAAGCACGAGGTACTAAAACTTGCTATAGTTTAGAAACAGGTGAAGTTAAACGATTTGCGGTGGATAGCATACCAGCTGGGTGGTTCATCGGGCACCCTAATAATAAGGGGTATGAGATGTATATTAATATACATTCAAATCAACATAAACGGATAAAACCCACTGCGATACCATTATGTGGTGAATGGGTTCACTGGACTAAATTTAACGAGGTGCGCCATGCGTAGTAATACAGAATATGAAATTTTATCACCAGATGGTCATTTTTATGATTTTAAAGGTGTAATTCAATCAACTAAAACCCTACATCAAATTAAGATACAAGATGGTGATGATATATGGGCGTCAGATAATCATATATTCTTTGTAAATGGTATTGCTACTAAAGTGAGTAATTTGAGTGATTATGGATTCATTGATTCTATTGATGGTCCAATCGCGTATCAAAAAACATTCAATTATAACATCACTTATGCATATGATGTAGTTGAATGTCAAGAAGAAGATCATTTATATACAATTAATAGTAGCATTATAACCCATAACTGTGATGAGTTTGCATTTGTCGCCAATAATATTAGTGAGCATTTTTGGACTTCAATAAGTCCTACACTATCAACCGGTGGTAATTGTATTATCGCAAGCACACCTAATGGTGATGATAACTTGTATGCTGAGTTATGGCGTGGTGCTGAAAGTGGAGCTAATGGGTTTACACCTATATTTGTTAAATGGGATACAGTTCCTGGGCGAGATGAGCGATTTAGAGAGCAAGAAATTGCAAAGATTGGTCTCACAAAATTTCAACAAGAATATGAATGTCTGCGAGGTGATACATTAGTTACAATTTTAGATTCGTTCAACACAGAACGCACATTAACGCTTAAGGAATTATATGATGAATTTGAGTAATATTTCTAATCTATTAGCTCAAAAATATGTTATTTCTCCATTAGATGGCAACCAGTATTGTAGAGCAAACGGATACTTTAAGCGTCACTTACACGACAACGGATTTAATTCATACCATGAGTTTTTTAGATCTATGTATCCAACACTAATACAGCATTGTAAATTTTGTGGTGTTGAGTGTTCATTTAATAATACAACTATGCAATATAAAATTACATGTGGCGACAGAAAGTGTCAAGGTAAGTTAACATCAGAAATTCTTGCAAGTAGGGATGATAATTATTGGCCTACAGTGCTATCTCGCAGGTATGAAACGATTAGTAGTCAACCTATTGAATATAAACGTAAAATAATAGAAAAACGTGTGGCTGAGTGTATTGCGCGGGGTTCTTATCAAAAAGCAGTTGCGGTACGTGAGCAAACATGTTTATTGCGTTACGGTGATAGTAAGTATAATAATAGCACTCAAATATCTAAATCAAAATTAAATTGGACTCCAGAGCGTAAAGCACTATACCATGAACGGTTTTTACAAACCACAGGAGGTAAAAAGCTATACGAGTTTCACACCACTGAAACCTGGTATAATAGGTCTATTCGATTACACGAGAGAGGATTAGCGGTTCATCCAGATGAGAGATCAGCCTTACGGTTATATCGGCTTGCAGTTCAAAGATTAACTGAACAAAATTATAAACAGCATAAGCATATTATTAATCCAAATAATTATACACGAGCAACTAAAAAAGATTGTGAATTAGCATATCACTTAGATCATATTATACCGATCGTATACGGGTTTGCGCACAATATACCGGTTGATACTATTGCATCGGTTGACAATCTACAGATGTTACACTATAAAGAAAATATTTCAAAAGGAGCTAAGTATGTCAGCATTTAGAGCTAATAATAAAGGGTATCAAATTAAAACACCATATGGATATGAGCCTTTTGCTGGTATATCAATGAATGGTGTTAAACCAGTTATAAAATTATCGTTATCTAACGGTAAAACAATCACTGGTACCGAAAACCATATCTTATTCACCTCAGATAAATTAGAACGATGTATAGGTAATATTAAAATTGATGATGTGCTTGATGGGATAGTACACACGACTGTTACCGGTGTTGTCGCTGATGGAAGTGCTGAAGTCTTTGATGTAATTGAAGTACCATCTCATACATTTTATGCAAACAGTGTTGTTAGCCACAACTGTCATTTTATTAGTAATGACCCGTTATTGTTTAGTTCTATCGGGCTTAGTAATTATTTTGTTACAGAGATGCCTGCACCTGATGCTAGGGGGATTGTATTCTTTGAACCAATTGAATACGGTAAAACATATTTAATAGCTATGGATCCAGCAACAGGCACTGGAAGTGATTACACTGTTATAGTAATGTATAGTTTTCCAGATATGGTGCAAATTGCAGAATATCGAGCAAACACTGTTTCATCACCTGCGGTGTATCATGTACTCAAATATCTACTTAAACTACTTGAAAAATCTAGAGCTGCTAACGCTTATTGGAGTCTAGAAAATAATGGTGTCGGTGAAGGTATCATTAGCATGTATGAATCTGATGAAAATCCTGCTGAATTTGGTGAACTTGTATCTGAAGCTGGTAGACGTAGAATAGGCTTTACAACTGGTAAAAATAAAGCTAAGCATTGTATGACTTTTAAGAATTTATTTGAAGCCGGTAAGATTATTGTGCGTTCACGTAATACTATCTCAGAAATGAAGAATTATATACGTAAAAATGGATCATATGCAGCTAGAGTAGGTAGTACAGACGATACAATTTCAGCACACTTAATTTTAATTAGAATATTAGAAGAGATTACATCATACGAAGATCAAGCGTATGATATCATGTATAAAGATGAATTCTTAAACGAATTTGATAATAATGAAGAGCAATGGGAAGAACCAGCTCCTATCGTGACTAGTAATGATTTTAACGAAGCGGATATGTTCAAGCACCTAGAAATGTGGTAATTTGAGGAAAAATCATGTATAATTGAATAGTATAAACTAGGAGATTACCATGATTTCAGTAAAGGATGCAGCCATTATTTCAAATGGCTCTAACATATCAATAAATTCATTATTTGACATTACACCTACAACCAAATACTTATATCTTAACACATATGGTAGTAATCGTGTAGTGTCTACTGTAACCCCAAGTAGTGGTGTGCTGTTAGCCAACAATAAAGTTGTTAGTAGTACACCATACTGGGGGTACACCGCTACTACTATACTATTTGAATTAAAAAATAATCAATATGTTAGTAGTAAATACGGTAAATTATCAGATATAGTGTTTCAACCTGCAAAATCTAACTATTTAAATTTAATATCAATAGCAACTGCAGATAAATTTGACCCAGGGTTATTATTTAATATGGCTGATCCCGGGCAAATCGTTACAGAAATGAGCATTAATCAATATTCAGCATCAATACTCACTATGCCTGGTGCAACTGAAAAAACACCTACTATACCTAATATTATTAATACAGCTAACTCATTTATAGGTAAGACATGGAATATTAGTGGTGGCTGGGCGCTAGTAGATACAATCTCAGCATTATGTGGTACATCATTACCTATGAGTAGTATTAGTACATGGAATCATTTTCAAGGTAATGATAACTGGGTGGTTAAGTACAATGGTTTAGCTCCAAAAGGTGATTGGAAAACTATGATTGCACCTGGCGATGTTATATTTCTAAGTGATGATTATATGAGACATAGCACTGCAGCTATTTGTGTAGCTGGAAACGGTATTAATGCTATGGTGGTTGACAACGTTACAACTGCAAACAACAGATTAAATTCACAAGATCTCACAATAGCTCCAGCTCACTTATTAAGTACTGAGGACGTGTATAATTATACACCAAATAGTCGTGCTTTTATACTTACACTTAAAAATCAAACAGTTCCAGTTGTATCTCCACCAATAAATAACAAATATGTTATACGTGGTGTATACGATATGACTGTTAATCCGGTTGATGATATTAAATTAGGTTGCAACGAAGCATTTACTGTAACGTTAAATAATGTATTTAAGTATGGAAACCCAAATACAGCTATATCTACAACTGTAACCGGTCTACCTAGTTGGGTTAAGTATAATTCATCAACGGGATTATTATATGGAACTTCACCAAAAATTGCAAGTAATGTTGAGATTTCTTACAACTTTAAGGTTGGTACATTTACTGGATCTGATAAGATGAAAATAATTGTTGATCCTACACAATTAGTAGATATTAAAGATACCGCGTGGACGGTTGGCACTGTTAATAGTTTATCTATAAATAAACAATGCACAGATACATATTATTACACAGTAAAAACTCCGGATGATATGAGTTGGTTACAAATAGATCAAGTAAACGGTA